TACAGGGTTGTTCTTGTAGAGTCTTACGAATTCGACAAACGGGTTCTGGGTGGGGTCGAGAGTTGTCTCAACTTTTTTTATTTTTTTTGGAAGAGTGACGGTGGGCGGTGCCGGGGTAGGGGGGTGGGTCATGGTCGGTGTTTCTTAAGGTGCTGCATCAGCCTGCCCCCAGCCGCGAGCGCAAGGGGGGGTCGGCGCGGCCAGCAGGCCAAGGCCAGCACCGGCGCGGCTAGCAGCCTGTGTGCAACTTACACGCGCCTGTGGATTGCTGGTTAGTGACTGCTTGCGCTCAATGCCGCATGGCTGCTGGAATCGGCATATCGTTACCAAAAGCCTAATCGTTACATTGTCCATTATGTTAAGTTATTCCATGCCTGCGCCAGTGCTTATGCACAGAAATGGCAGTTATCCACAGGCAATCCCATCTGACCTGTGGATAAGTAGTCACTTATTTGCCCTCGCCTGTGGATAACTCGGCCTCGATGACCTCTGCGTGGCGCAGCGCGTCCATTCGCATTGAGCCGATGTTGATCTGGACCTGCGCCTGTTTGGCCCCGTAGACGCTCGGTTTCCACTTCTCAGCCAGCCACTGGCGCGTCTGGATGCGGACGCGAGCGTGCGCGGCGTGCTCGGGATCGGCGCTGTCCGCTATCGCCAGCGTCTCGCACGCAAGCTCATCGGCGGCCTTGGCGCGCGCACGCGCAATCATATCATCGCGGTCATTTTCCTCGATCCACTTCTCAAGCGCCCTGCGCCCGATCCCAAGCTCATAGCAAATTGCTGAGATCGGCTTGCCAGCCTCGAACATGGCAAAGACAAGGTCCTCCGGCAATTCCTCAAGCAGCTCAAGATCCCGCCGCATCTTTGGTCTTCCAGGCATGTTTTTAGCCCTTTCCAGCGACTTTTAATCGCTCAAGTACCCAAGCCCAGCATCTGGCACAAAGTGCCTTAAATCGCTCGATTTTGTCCATGCTTAAATTTCTCCGCAGTTTTGCTGTCAAACATTTTAGGTTCCTTCGATGGTTGCGAGAGATCCAGATCATTGACAAAGTCATCAAAGCCTGTCTCTCCCCCCAACTTCTCCACCTTGACCACCACCGGGTCGTACTTAGCGTACCTGATCTTGGCCTCGACCACTGCCTGGTTGATCTCGGCCTCAATCAGCAGCTCGATCTCCTCCATGGACCAAACGTGCTGCCCGGCAACGTCTGGCCGGTTTTCCCGATACCAGGTTGCATCTTGCTTGGTGGCGACCACCACCATCAGCTTGCCATCTTTCCCGACATGCTCCACCGCGCCAACCGTTGGCCGCTGTGACACACCGACACCCACTGCCCAGGCCTCGAGCGCCTGGTAAGCCCTGACCATTCCTGCTGCTGACTTCTCCAACCTTTCCCGGTCCTTGTCCTGACAGGCCTGCCAGACCCTTTGCTGCTGCGCGTAAAACTTCTCCATGAAGTTAGCATCTGCCAACTTTTGCAACCGATCAGTTCCCCAACGCTTGTCGCAGTCCTTCTTCACTTCTTCCAACTTTGACAACCATGACTCCATCGCCAGCTCAAACTCTGTTGCTGGAAACTGCACCGCGATTCCGCGACTTGGCATCCGACTTTTGCCCTGACTGCTTTGCACTGGTTTCATTTCTTCCCTTTCCAATTAAATTGACTTTGGTGACCGAGTTGGTGAGTGAGTGAATATGGGTGTCTTATAGACACACCCCATATTCACTCACACTTCTCCGCGCAACGTGTTTTCACCATATTCACCATATTCACGCCCATATTCACCATATTCACACCTCTTTTTGCGGGAAATGCTCCTCACCCCCTCCGAACCCCGGATCTGCCTGTAATTTAAGCATCGTGGCCTGGTTCAACCACACAAAAATTACTTCTTTAGTGTCATAGGTTCCACCAATCCCCCTGGCTACCAACTTCTCTCCAAAGGTCCTTGCGCCATCATCTCCCTGCCTCTTTGACAGTGCTTCCTGGTCATTTCTTCTTCTCAACTCGTTGACGGCCTCCTTCCAATCTTCACGGGTCACAACCAACTGGTCATTGATTGCTGGCACCCGTCTTGACTTAGTTGTCATTGCCATGAACAACGCCTTGAGCGCATAACTGGCAAAGATTCCCTTGTCGGTGACATCTGGCGTGACTGCTTTTTCTTGTCCCTTGCGTGCCTTTTCCATCTCCCCTGAGATGGTTTCGCGGTGCTTGATTGCCAGACTGCTGCCGTTCTCCAGGCCCAGCTCAGACCTGTCAATGTCCACCGTGATGGCCTCAAACCCGTATCTTTGGCCGTCCTCACCGTCCTTCTGTTTGGACATCAGGATCAAACCCTTCGTGGTTTCTGGGAAGCGCATGATCTCCATCTGGGTATCCACCGCGCCCAAAAGACTGGAGTGTCCGCGCAGCCCTTTTGTCGTGTCCTTGCCAGCGTGGTGCAGCAACATGAGTGAGCACTTGTAGCGGTTCTGGATCTTTCCCGTGGCCTGGATGAAGGCCCCCATGTCATCGCTCGAGTTCTCATTGCCACCGCCAAACGCTCTGGCGAGGGTATCGATCACGATCATGCGCAGTTGAACGCCGATCAACTGCACCAGCTCATCGATTGCCAGGATCAGGTTGGTGAAGTCATCCACGCTTGATCTGAGGTTGATCATGGAGCGCACAACATAGAGCTGGGAAGAGTCAGGCGTCTTGTGGTGCTGCTTGATCGCGGCAATCCTGGCCCCGATACCGCCGTGACCCTCACCAGCTATGTACAAGACCGGCCCAGTGCCATTGATCTCTTTGCCAAGCCACGGCCTGCCACTGGCGATGCACTCGGCAATGTCCATGGCAATGAATGACTTGAATGAGGCTGGCGGCCCATACAGGGCCACAAAAGACTTCTCAGGGATCACGTCTTGGATCAACCAATTGACGGGTTCATCCTTGACTGACTGCCATGACTCAATCTTGAATGGCTTGTACGTCTTGTCTGTTTCTTGGTGGACGTTGCCTGGGGCGGTTGCGTTTGTTGCGTTTGGTGTTGACCCACTCAATCTTTCCGGGGTCGTTACATCATCTTCATGGCGTATCAATGGACTTAGTTTTGCCAGCTCAACCAGTGCCTGCCTGGTGCCTCCCAGGACATTGACCCACTCCCAGGCGTCATCTGTCAACCCTTCCACTGGCAGGTCCAAGATCCTGAGTGACTTCACCACAGGGATCAATGCCGCGGCCACCTTGCCTGCGTACGTCCAACCCGCCAGGTCGTTGTCGGGGACCATGATGACCACTGCGCCGGCAAAGTACTGCGTTATCTCTTCGGGCCATGACCCTGAACCTGCATGAGCGCTTGTGGCGATAACTCCAATCGATACCAGGGCATCGGCTGCCTTTTCACCTTCAGTCAGGAATATGGTGCGGCCAGCGGTCTTTGCAGACAACAACTCGGGGAACCTGTACGGCACCAGGCGCGTGTCTCTGAACCCTGGAAACTTGGCAATAGTCCCATCTGGCTGCTTGACGCAACGCATCTGCCTGTAGTCTTTGCCCTTGGCACTTTGAGTCTTGAACCTTTGCTTGACGAACAGGGGTTCACCGTCCTCGTCCACATAGACCCATTCGTGCTCAAGTACTTGCGGCGTGAGTGCCGGCAATGGCTTGATCGATGCCAATGGATCGCGTTTCTCGATCTCTGGCAGCAGGCCGTAATCCCTGATGGCATGGAAAAGCTGATGCTGATCGCACCCAGAGTGGCACTTAAACAGCGGTTTGCCGTCTTCTCCGTCACTGATTGACAGACTCGGATTCTTGTCCCCGTGCCCTTGTCCATGCGTTGGCAGTGGGCAGCTTGCCAACCATCCTTTGCCAACTCTCTTCGCGTTGCCAAGCGCTTTTGCTATTTGTTCGGCTTGCATTGCATCTGCTCCACTTCTTGTATTCTTTTGCCGATCCATGCCATCACGGGCACTGCCATTGAGTTCCCCAGTGCTTTGTACCTGGGACCATCAGGCGTGGTTTTGCCTTTGGGTTGGATGTCTGTGTAGTTGTCGGGGAAACCTTGAAGGCGCTCGCACTCAACAGGGGTGAGTCTTCTGACGGCCATGCCATGATGGACTGCTGGCTTGTTGTTGCCGCCTGATCCAGCTTCCAGTGTCGGGGCCATCTCGTTCTCGTAGCCAATGCTGTGCGCTTGCGCTGACTGCCCTGGCTTGAATGCGCCGACTTGTTGCATCACGGTCGGACCTGTTCCATTTCCATCACCTCCATGCGTTGACATGGTGCAAGCAATCTCGCCAGTGATTGCCCCGTTGTAGAGGTCAGTGCCCACTGCCACCGCCATCGGGTTCTTGGCTTGCAGGGTCTGCGTCATCTCCACATCTGTCTGTGGCGTTGACATCTGGCCGCTGAATGAGATGGGTTGCAATATTGCCGCACCGCCTTGATGCATTGCTGGATTGCTTCCTGATGCATCCAATGTTTTTGTGGCATCAGCAGTAGTTACATGGATGTCATCTTTCAATGCGCCTTTACCCGGCGCAATGTTGTAAGCAATGGGTTGCGCCACACCTTGAGTGGCATGGGTATCGACTGTGTAGGCTGACCCGTCATCATTCCAGCCCTTGCCGTTCTGTGCTTTTTCTCTTGCGGTGATGTCTTGCAAGGCGATGGGCTGCGCCACCGCTGGCAAGCATGTATACGCATCAACTTCTGGTGCGCCAACTTTGCCAAAGCCAGCAGTCAATGATCCAATGAGACTGACATCAAGGCACATTCCAGTTGCGGAGGCAACTTCTTTCCTCTTTTCTCTGCTCGGCGCAGAATCCCCTGACAGGCTGTGGCGCTCAAAAAGAACCGCTGCGGCAGCTCTCCAGTCTCCAAGGTATCCGACAACAAACACACGGCGGCGTCTTTGGGCCACTCCAAAGTATTGAGCGTCAAGAACTCTGTAGGCGAACCCATACCCGAGTTCCCCCAGCGCCCCGAGGAAGGTTCCAAAATCTTTTCCTCCGTTAGATGACAAGACGCCGGGGACGTTTTCCCAAACCAACCATCGGGGGCGATGTTGGTCAGCAATGGCAAGGAATGTGAGCATGAGGTTGCCACGCGGGTCATCCAATCCTTTTCTAAGTCCTGCAACGCTGAATGATTGGCATGGGGTTCCTCCAACAAGAAGGTCAATTGCTCCAATGTTCCACTCCTTAAATTTAGTCATGTCGCCCACATTGGGCACGTCTGGGTAATGGTGCGCAAGCACCTGCGATGGGAATTTTTCGATCTCTGAGTAGGCCGCTGCCGTCCACCCAAGTGGATGCCAAGCAACTGTCGCGGCCTCAATGCCAGAGCACACAGATAAATATCTCACTTCTTCTTCGCCATTTTTTTAATTC